CGTTTGCGGTTATATCAACCGTTAAGCCGCGTATTTTTTCAGCCATTGCCGCCTCCTTTCAAAAATTTTACCGCGTCCGCTTGCGATATATCGCGCACATTGACGTTGCGGTCGGCTTGCGCACGCTTTGACTTCTGCTTTAATTGCATTTTTATATTTGTAATATCAAGCGAAAGCAAAAGCACATAAAGGTCGGTAAAATGCGTACGGGCGATAAATACATCGGGTATTTTATGCTCGACACACTTTGCCA